GCCATCCGGCCACCAGCACGCCTCCAGCAGCTCCCGGCCAAGCCCTGCCGGCACCATCCCCAGCGCCGCGGCAATGTCCTGGTTCGTCAGGTCCGGCTTCCCACCTCCCCGGCCGATGTCGAACTTCACCGTGCTCGGCCCCAGCCGCGCCATCGTCTCTCGTGGATTCATGCCTGTTCCCCTGTCGTTGAGTAGCTGGCCGCCGCCGGCCCGCCCGTGATCCGCACCACCACCTGGCCGCCTGGCCGGCGCTCGCTGCTCACAACCGGGTGGCTGATGAACCGCTTGTCGTCAATGCCCAGCACCTGGGCGATGCCGTCCCGATATGCCTTGAATCGCCCGAGCATGTTGTCGTCGTCCGGCAGGGCCTTGCCCGGCGCCTGGTGGAAGCTCACCCACAGGTGCAGCTTCCCTGCCGGCAGCTGCAGCGCGCGCCAGCCCGCCTCATGCGCCAGCACCACCGCGGTCTGCCGGGCATGCTTCGTGGCCCTGGCCTTTCTGCTCCAGTGCACCCGGACATTCGGCGACAGGTCCTTGCTCGGCCAAGGGAGCAGCAACTCACCTGCGACGTTCAGGCCAAGCCCGTTCAGTTCTGGCGCCACATCGTTCATCCTCGCGGCTATCATTTCCTCGTCCTAGAACTGAGAGATGTCATGGCAGACAGCAAACTGGCCAGCACTGACGTACTGGTGCTGTGTACTCTCACATTTGGTTTTGGGGTCCTGTCGAGCTGGGCCGTCTTCTACTCTTGGGGAAGCCATCCCCAGCTCAAACCCATTGATCTCCCAGCCTGGACGCAAGCTGTTGGGAGTATCGCGGCAATCTTCGCAGCCGCAGCTATCGCCACCTGGCAGCAGCGACAACAAGCGTTGCGAGATCAAAGGAGGGAGAATGCCAGAGCCTTGGTTTCCGCCTCCCTGGCCAATACCGAGTTGCAGGATGCAGTATTCGGCATTCAGCTTCTGAACCTTCTCGGACCTTCTGCGGACGAGCAAACCGCCGTTGAGGAAGCTCTCGAGGCAGTCCGGATCCCTGGTGCGCTCAAGAACTTGATGGACGTCGCCCACGAATTTCCGGGCGAGGCCCCATACATCGTTAGGTTCTTTAATTCCATCGACTTGGCAAATGATAGGGCTCGCACCCTGGCGCGAAGATCCAAGACGGAGTCCATCCAAAAACCCGAGGTGGAGAAGCTCTTCAAGCTTTTGCAAGAATGTGGGAGCCACGGAGAGACTCTCGCCAGCAGACTTTACAAAATCACCAGGGCCGTCAATTAAACTGACACATGCAAGACTGCAATTCACGCTACCCGCTCCCAGCTGGCCGTCAGTTGCTGCACTACGCCGCCCCGCGCTTTGAACTCTTCCACCGTCTCGCCCGGCCCCCGGAAGGCGCTTCCGAACTTCACCCGCTTGGGTCGGGAGACCGTGTTGTGGTCCATTCGTCGTTCGCGGGGCGCACGCTGGGGGTTGATCCTCGGCGCCATGGCCTTCGTCTTCTTCATGCTGCCGCCCTCAGTTCGTTGATGTAGGTCTGCTGTGCGATCAGGTCGTCGTCCGACCCAAACGCTTCGTGGAACTTCTTCGAGTAATGCAACGGCGGGCCCCAGCGCTCCACCATCTGCTGCTCGGTCATGCCCTCTCTCAGATAGCGCTGGTGGTGCCACTGACACAGCGCGTAGCCGAAGAAGTGGCCACGCCGCCGGTCGCCTGATTTGGCGTGGTTGTACTCGCAGCCGTAGACCACATGACGCTGCGCCATCAGCCCTTGCGAGTAACGCACCAGGCAGGCCATGCACGGCCCCGTCTTGGCCAACTGGATCCGGGCGCGCTCTTCCTGCGTCGGCGGCGGTGCCTTAGACCACATCAGCTATCACCAAAGCCGAGGTCAGCTGCAGCGCGTGCCATGGCGGCACGGGCGGATTCACGATCGCGCACCGGCCGCACGCCGTGCTTCTCCTGCTCGATCGCCAACACCGGCTGCGGCATCGGATTGCCGTCGACCACGTGCTGGACAGCGCGCGTGTAGGCCTCCTCCAACATCCGCCGCTGCTGCGATCCGTGGTCGGCCGAGGCGTAGACGTGCAGATCCAGCAGCGAGCGCACGAGCACCGTGAAGCCGCTCTGCGGCCTGCCCGGCGCCATCTCCCGCTCCACCGCCGCCATAACCGGAATGTCTAGGCACATCGTCAGAAACCTCGGCGGGTTCGGCGGCCACTCTCGGCCCTCGGTCAGGCAGCAGGCCATGCCGCGCGCGTGCTGTGCCCGGCTGCGACCCTTCAGCACCTGGAACCACGTACCGGCGGCGATGGTCAGGCTGCCGTCCTTCTTGAACGGCGCCGCGCCGTTCTCGCGCTCCCACTTGCCCGGGAACATGGCCGTCATCTGCTTCCAGAACTCCCAGAGGTAGGCCGACTGCGACTCGCTCAGCGGCTCAGCCGACGACGGCAAACTCGGCGTCGACGACATCGCCTGGCTCGATCCCAGAGCTGCCACCGTGGCCGCCGCCTCGGCGTTGGGCGTAGAACTGCTGTTCGAGCTGCTCGGTGCGGTCGGCAGAACCGTGTTGAGGGCTTGCATGGGTTGCTCCTGAGGATGGCTGGGCGACAGGGATCACGGGCAGCGCCAGGCCGGCGGCCATCGTCTGCTTCAGGGACTCGTTCGGGTCGTGGCCGGCGGCGATCAGGTCCAGCAGCTGCTGACGGACCTGCAGCCAGCCCTGGACCGACAGCGGGCGGCGGATCGCGGCGCGGTGACGGACGAACCTGGCCAGCAGCTCGCGGTCGACGCCGGTCGGCGTACTACCGAACCCGGCCAGCTCGCGGTCGACCTGCTCGGTGGTCAGCGCCAGAGGATCGGCCTCGCGCTCATACTCACGGTGTGAGGGTTGCTCTTGGTTGCTTTTGGTTGCTCTTGGTTCGGGTGCAATAGCTGTTGCACCCTTTGAGGGCACTTTTTGCACCCTTTGCGACGCTTTTTTGCACCCTTCACGAGGGTTTTTTGCACCCTTCGAGGTCTCCGTAAAGGGTGCAGAATCTGCACCCTTCTGGACGACGGATTGACCTTGAATCGAGACCCCGAGATGTTCCACGGGAGACTCATCAAAGGGTGCAAATTCTGCACCCTTCAACCAAGCCGGATTTATCCGATACTCGCGGGTGACGCCGCCCTCTTCGAAACCCGGTCGGCGGCCACCGCGGCCAGAGTTGACCAGCAGCAACCAACCAGCCTGTTCCATGCGTCGCAGCTGGTATTGCACGGAGCGCTCAGACTGGCGCGTCTTGTGCGCCAGCCTGGCGATCGACGGAAAGATGTGCGTTCCATCATCATGCGCGTGGTCGGCCAATGCCAACGCAAGCAGCAGCTCCCCGCCACTCCCCGGATACCTGGAGAACACCAGGCCCGTTACCCGGGCGCTCACAGGGCACCCCGGGTGTTCTGCTCAGGGCAGACTACTCCCCGCCATGAACCCGACAGTAGGGCTGCTGGTCGTACAGCGACTTCCACCGAGCGGGCACCTCGTCCGCCGCTCCGGTCACAGTGTTCCGGCAGCGTTGCCCAGCCCCAGTGTGGGCGCTGCATTGCACACGGCCTCCACACTCGATCCAGTCGTAATACTCGGAAGGCGTCAGGCCCAAAAGAGCGGATGTATGCAGCTCCCCGGCCGCTATCGCTGCGGCTTGTTCGGCGGTTGCGAATGCCTCTCTCGCACCGAACGGTGCCTCGATGCTGAAGAGGAACATGCCCCCTGCGCTCGCAACGGTCTGCAGCGCTTTCAGGATGGTTGGGTCGGCCAAGGTCTCGCTCCTCCGAGCATTGAGGTACGGCAGATCCTAGCGCCGATGCGGTCATCTTGATCATTTCTTCAGACTGCCAAGTTGAAGTTGGAGCCCGGCGCAACCGGCCACCAGGTGCATGCGGGCTTGCCGGTGGATGCGCATGGCGCGGTCGGGTCGCGCCAAACGCGCCCCACGCGGGCCAGCTCAGGCTGTCGGCGACCCAACATGTGGCGATCAAGGCCACTCAGCGTCGACAGGTGCAGGCTGCTCTGGCCAGGATGGCGGATCACCGCAGCCTCGGTCTTGGCATGCTGGACACGAAGGGCGCCGCTTTCAGCGAGCGCGGCGGCGGCAATGTGACTGGACTGCGGATCAGTGGAGCGGGCCGGGTGGTTCATTGGCGTGCCCTCCCCTTCGCTGCAGCGCGCGACACGTTACGGATCAGCCGGTGCGCCATCGTGATGAGCGAGTTGGCCTCTTCCACCATCAGCTTCGCTTCGTCGCTGTCGATTTGGTGATCGGCCATCGCGTCCACGGCGGTGCCAGACAACCGCCCTACCCGTGTGGTGATCTCCAGCAGCTTGGTCTGAATGGCCCCGATCTCGTCCGACCAACCACCCTCCGGCGGAGGCGGAACGGTGGCCACCGCCATGCCGAACTGGCCGGCCAGCGCCTGCATCCAGTCCAGGGCGTAATCGCTGCCGCCTGCCTTCTCCTGCATCCACTCGGTCAGCAGTTCGGCTATCTCCATCGTCACGGACTCACCCTCCAGCCCGCGCAACTTCGCGCGCAGCGTCTCCGGGTGCATGGACTTGCCGCGTCGGTCGGCTAGGAAAGCGGCCGCGTCCACGACACCACCGGGCGTCTTGCGCACGGAGTTGTAGAGAACGTCGAGCCAGTTGAGAGCGGATGTGCGGCAGGTCATGGGTCACCTTGGGGAAGGCTGTGTTTCAAGGTTTCGGGCTGGGCCCGGGTGGCGCACGATGGGGGCTATGGAGATCAACAACTCACGGACGAGGGGCGCCGCCCTCCTTGCGCTACGCTGGTGTTCCTACACGACTAGCCCGCAAGGAGAGCAGCATGGATATGGCCTCAATCGGCACCGCGTTCTCGGCAATCGATCTGATCCGCAAAGGATTGGTCGCCGCCGTCGAGGTTCGAGATTTCAACAAGGCGGCTACCGAGCTCGCGAAGCTCAACGAGGCACTGATCAGCGCGCAAGCTGCTCTCCTGGCTCAGAACAGCGCCTTGTTCGATCTTCAGCGCGAGAAGTTCGAGAGCGCAGAGAAGTTGCGAAAATTGGAGGAAGCCTTGGCGGAGCGCGGACGCTACTCCTTGGTCGAGCTGGCCGACGGCTACTTCGCCTATTCGGCAAACGTCACCCCAAAGAAGAGCGGGACCTTGCAGCCAAACGGCACGGAGCCGGAGCACTACATCTGCCAGCCCTGCTTCGACGGTGGGAAGAAAGTCGTCCTCCAGCGCTACGCAAGATACGGCTCCGTTCATCTCCGCTGCCCCGTCTGCACCAACGAGGTGGACACCGGCGAGCGCTACAACATGGGCCTCTGAGGAGTCCTTGCGATTCATGCGACCTCCACACGGATGATTCGTCCGTCGTCGGGATCCTGAGTTGGAGGCTCTATGAACCCTTCGGTGCCCAGCAGGCGCTGGATCTGCGGAATGGCCGGCAAGGCGCCCTCTTCCGGCCATGCCGCAACCTCGTCGAGAGGAAGCTGCAGCAAGGTCGCCAGGTGCTTGTCGCTGTCTATGCCGAGCTTGGCGCGCAGCGCGCGCTTGCTCATGCGACTGTCGATCAGGGCAGTCACCTGCACCTTGGCCTGAGCTATCGGGGCTGGAGCGCGCGACCCATTGGCGACCGATGGGGCTGGGGCAAACACAGCGGGGAGCAGGTCATAGCGGGAAAGCGCTCCGCCGGTCGCCAGCTCAATCTGGACCGCTCGCTCAGCGCGAATTGCAGTCGTGCCCTTCTCCCATTGCGAGACAAGGCCCTGGGTGGCAGGCGTGCCCATTTCCGTCAGCAAGGCGGCGAACGCAGCCTGCGAGAGGCCCCTCTCTTTTCGGTAGGTGACGATGTCCATTGCCCAAGTATGAGCGCCCCTGATATTAGCGTCAATAGCGCCACTATTGGACTGTCATGAACGTGTTCATTAGCGTTCCTGATATGGAATCGTCGCGCAAAGCCAAGCCAACCAAAGCGGATATCGCGGCAGCGGCTCGCCTTAAGTCCGTATGGACCTCCAAGGCGAGGAAGCTCGGGATCACTCAGGAGAAGGTGGCATTGGAGCTTGGTATCACCCAAGGAGCCGTAAGCCAGTACCTCAACGGAAAGATCCCGATGAACTTCCGAACGCTGAAGGTCTTTGCGGCGTCGTTGGGCATTGAGGACACGGAAATTAGGACCGATCTCCCAGAGCAGCAATTCACAGCTACTAATGCCAAGGACGACGACTACGCCGATGTACTCGGCTACTCACAGGCCGCGGGCTTAGGTTCAGGCGCAGAAGCGGTCGAGTACGCAGAAACCCACAGCCTAAAATTCAAGAAGACCAGCCTCCGGAGGCGCGGCATCTACGGCCGCAACCTTGCCGTCTACTACGGCAAGGGCGACAGCATGGAACCAACCATCAAGGACGGAGATGCCATCCTTTTCGACACCTCTGATACGCGGGTCGTGGATGGTGTTCTTTACGTCATCCAGGTCGATGGCTACGCCAATCCTGAGTTCTATGTGAAACGCGCCCTGGTGCTCGACGCCGGCGTCTACTTCCAAAGCGATAACCCGCGAGGCGACCACCAATGGCAGAAGCCGAAGCCAATGGCGTCGAAGCGACACCCGATCACCGTCATCGGTCGAGTCCATTGGATTGGCGGATGGGCTGACTGAGGCCACGGGAGGCCGTACATGAACGGACAGGTCGCAGGCTCCATTCTGCCCATTGTGGAAATCACTGAGCGGAGTTCCGATGGTAGGACGATGCCATTCAAGTGCCGAGGCGAGGATGGGCACCTCTATTACGTCAAGGGTAGATCAGCCACTCATGAGAGCTTGATCTGCGAGTGGATGGCTGGGCACCTCGCCGCCCGGATGGGACTGAATTTGCCTCGCTGCGCGATCGCCGCTGCACCCGCCGGCTTGGTGCGCCTGCACCCGGAGGGACGGGAGCTGGGCAGCGGCCCCGTCTTCGCTTCAAGGGCAGTGGAAGGGCTGAACTGGATAACATACGCATCTAGGCTGAGGGTGCCGCTACCAGTGCGGCGGGACGTTCTCGTATTTGACTGGTGGGTCCACAACGCCGACAGAACCTTGACAGAGACGGGCGGGAACCCAAACCTCCTCTTCAATGCGGAGTCAGAGGAGCTTGTTGTCATCGATCACAATTTGGCGTTTGACGCCGAGTTCGATGAAACGACGTTCCTCCAGACCCACATCTTCGGAGATGAATGGAACCCGCTTTGCCAAGACCTGGTGGAGATGGCAAATTACCAAGCTCGGCTGAGCGAGGTGCTGGCAGACACATGGGACACCACCTGGGCGAGCATTCCTAGCGAATGGCTGTTTCACGATGATGAACAGACCATCCCCGTAAATTTTGACGAGCCAGCCTGCAAGGCGCTGTTGGCTCGGTGCATCCATCAAGACTTCTGGAGGCTGGCATGAAGACCAAGGTTGCCTGCCAATACGCAATTGTGAGGTTCATCCCTTACGCCGAAACTGGCGAGTTCGCCAATGTGGGGGTTGTACTCGCGTGCCCAGAACTTGGGTTCCTGAAGGCTAAGTTGGCTCCCACGAACCGTACTCAACGCGTCACGGACTTCTTCCAGGGCCTCGGCCCTAGGATCTATCGTGAGGCAATGAAGTACGTTCGGTCAGAAATTGTGCGCATAGCAAATGCGGTGCAAGGTGGCGCGCTGCCGGCGCATTACGCGTTCGACTCGATTACTCGCCCCAGAGAGGCCCTGATGACATTCAGCGCAACTCGGGTCATCTTGGCAGACAGCCCCGATCAAGCATTGACGGAGTTGTACGAGCGATTCATTGAACGTGACTTCGCGACCAAGGAGTACCACGAGCAGATCCTTACCAAGGGTGTAGGGAAGATTCTTAGCAGTGCTCGCCTTAAGACCTATTTCGATGATCTCCCCGTCGGCGACGACAGCTTCAGCGTGAAGTTCCCCTTCGTGTCTACCAGTCAAGACGCGCCCAAAGTCGTGATCAAGCCGCTCTTCCTGGGTCAGGATGAGCCGAACAAGATCTTCGAGCACGGCGGGATATGGGTTCACAAGGTGGCGCGCCTGAAAAAGCACCGGCTACTCCCGCAGCACACGCTGTTCGCTATTGAGGCTCCAGTTGCCGGAACTAGCATCAGCACGAACCGCTTGAGGGCGACTCGCGAGATCACGGAAGAGTTGCGAGAGCTGAGCGTTGAAGTAGTAGACGCATCGGACAGGCCGGCCATTCTCCACTTCGCAGAGAAAGCCGTACCGCGCTACTGAAAAGGCCCCGCTCCGGCGGGGCTTTTCTTTGGGCACGGCAGAAGCTTAACGCCTTCATTCGCACTATAAGCGCCACTATTGACTGACAGAATTAGCGCCACTAATCTATTCCTGCCGCCCAACGCCGCCCCGTCCCGGGGCCGGGCGCAGGAGATCACGCATGGCCATCCTTTCCCTCGGCGTCCGCCAGTCGACGCCAACCGTCGCCGCCGACAGCCTCAGCGGCAAGGTGGTTTCCAACCTGGGCGCTGCCCGCCTCCTCCAGTCCGCTGACGAAGCCGAGCGCTATGCCGGCCAGCTGCTGGAAGCCGCCAAGCAGCTCGGCGCCGCACAACAGG